CCTCAATGAACCGCAGATCCCAGTCACTCAGCTTGCTGGTGATGGTGTCTATGGTTTTCTGATTGATGGGCGCCATCTTCTGGTGCTTCTCGTATGCCTCTGCCACCTTACCCTTGCGCTGCAGGTCAACATCCGGAATGATGGTCAGATTCTGCAGATGCTTTCTGCCCTCGTTGGACTGTTCCCTGGTCCAGGTCATGACAAGCTGCATGGCCTGCATCTTGGAGATCTTCAGCGGATTGCCTTCCACATCGGTAAGGCCGAAGTCAAACGGCTTCTCTACCGCATCCCGGAAGGCTTTCTCGTTCTCCGCCCGCAGCGCCTCGATGGCCTTGCTCTGGTCCATCTTCCATTTGTTACCCTTGCGGATGCCGTTGTTAAGGTCCGTGAACAGCTTATTAAGTCTGCTGTCCTCATTAAACCCGGTCATCTCGCGGACGGCACGAAGGGGATTCTCGGTGAAGTTTCTGAAGGCCGCGGAAATCCTGTGCTTATTAAGTCCAATCTTTCCGACTTCATCCATTTCGTTGATCATCTCCATGCCGGCCTCATAGTTGGTGATGGCCTCGCCAGTGCCAATCTGCCGGGTGGCGTCACGTATCATGTGGCGGATGTCGTTCATGATGTCGTATACGTCCTGCAGCTGGTCGTTGGTCATATCACGCAGCGGGGTGTCGCCGACGGCTGTTGCCAGCTCGCCGATTTTGTCTGAGAACTCCTTACTGAATTCTGAGGAGAAATCATAGTTCGGAGAATTCTGCAGGCTGTCGTATACCAGCTTCAGCTGCGACAGCGCTGCCAGTCCGCTCCTGTACTTCTCAGCTACCTGGGTGTCCTGTCTTTTCCCGGTCGGGTCAATCTGGTTGGCCACCTCGATGACGCCGTTCACCAGCGGCGCAGGGATGTACTTGCGCTCGGTCGGGTTGAGCAGGCGTCTCTGCATGTCGTCGCGAATGGCGCGAATCTTTCCGCGCAGCGTGGTGGCGCCGGCGCGGTCACGGTACCGTTTCATCCGGTCCTGATACATCTTCCGGATGTCTTCCATGCGCTCGTTCTTCACCTGACGCAGTTCACGCATCTTCTGGATGTGATTGTACTTCAGCTTATTAATCTGCTTCTGATAGCGGTCCGCCACAGTACGCAGGGTAGCCAGGTTCCAGTACTCATCATAGATTTTCTGCAGGAAGTCATCTCGCATCATCTGACCGTAATACGCCAGCTCTTCCGAGCTTCTATCCTGCTGCTGCAGGTCCATGATGGTGTTGTACAGCTGTCCAGGCTGGTCACCAGGATTGGTATCCGCATCGAACAGCCACGGAAACTGGCCTGACAATTCACCCCAGACGGTATCCAGCGGTATAGCTGACTTATCAGACGTCAGCGTTACCTTGCCCTGCAGGCTTCTTCTTACATCGTTGTAATCGCCGTACATGGCTTCAATCTCCGCACGGTTCTCCGGAGAGATATACACGCGTTTGCCTTTGAGGTAATCAAACACCTTCTGCGCCTCTTCCGTGTATTCGGCGCCGCTGGCGCGGTTGTACATCAGCCAGTTGACCGCAGGCTCGGCCTTCTGCGCAATTTCATCCCAGGTGATATTTTCACCGTTGCGGATGTAATCATAGACGTCCATGAGCAGCTCAGACAGTTCTGCCCTTTCTCCTTTGGCATTGGCATAGTGCATCACTTTGCCGGTCACGGTATTCAGTGACGGCTTGGTAATTACGCTGCCATTTGTCACTTTCCGCTGAAGGCTCACCAGTTCCTGCAGGTACGCATTGTCTTCCTGCAGCTTGGTATTCATCTTCTGCAGGGTGCGGTTTGTGGCTTCCACTCTTTTGGCAAATTCGTAGTTCCGCTCGGAGAACCGGATATCCGGATCGGCAGTGGGATTGAGGTTGTCCACATTCTTTATCTGATTGGAATCAAAAGCTATTGCAATCGTGGAAGCATCCGCTCCTCCAACAGAATCATAAAGGTTATAGAAGATAACTCCGTCGTAGCCGTTGTCCCTGGCATATCTTGCGAACCAACGAGTCATATGATAGTCGTTAAATTCTCCACTTTCTCCTGCCAGAGGAATAACACGAAACGTCGTGGTATCTGCCGAGGATTCAACCAAGTCTTCGCCTGCGTCGTGCTCATATACTGCGTCCTCAAAAGCTCTGACTGCAGCGGCGTAATCGTAGTCATATACGTCCTGTATCGCTTCCACATTGGCATCGATAACATCAAATGCTTCCATCGCTGCGGCAAGGTCATACCATCCATAGTCCTCATAGTTGTCAAAAAATTCTCGAAGCGTAATAACTTTTGACGCATGATTCATTCTGTACTGTGGATATTCTTTCTGAGCGTTCATCATTGTCCTTTGCAGTTCATCCCACAGTTCATCAGAGTCAGTATAGGTTTCGCCATTATGCTCAACAGATTCCGTCTCTCCGCTTTCCAATGATACATATTTGTCTTGCAGTTCCCAAATAGGATACTTCTGCTTAAAACGGTCGGCATCGTCGTCGGTAGCGAACACGTAATTCATTACAGGAATGCGTTGTGAAACATATTCATGGTGCGCTGCGGAGATTCGATCCCAATTCTCAAAACCAGCATCGATTTCCAACGGATTTTCAAGATTGAGATACACCTTGAATGTTGATCCCGGTCTTCCATATTTATAGCTTTCGGCTACGTTCTCATTATCCGAAAAGAAGAAACTTAACTTATCATCTGACTTTTCAGAATCAAAGACAGTAAATGCGTCTGATCTGGTACCGTGATACATGACCTTAAGGTTTCCATTCGCGTCGCGCACCTTGGAATCTTTGAAGTACTCCTTCTGGCCCGGGGAGAGGGTACGGCCGGAAGTGTCGCGGGTGGAAAATTTCGGACGGCTTTCGGTGTCAAAGGAAGTCAGATGGGCATTAGAATAATCTCTGCTTGCCCCGGTGCCGGTTGCTCCTTCCACGCCGGTCTTATACACAAAGTCTGTCCATGCTGCGAATCCATAGCGCTTATTTGTAAGCACGACACTGCTTTCATTCAGCTTGACGCCTTCCAGTTTCCAGTCGCAGGAACGTATGCCGTTGCCCCAGTGCTTGCTGCCCCTGATGACGCCTTTATCGGTGTACCAGTATTCGCTGGATACACTACCGTTCCTGTCGTGGGACACATGGTCTGGCGCCCTTCTCGGTCTGCGTGTAGGTTCAAATACGGCCATAGTGTTTTTGTAATAATTGTCATGATTGGCCATGCCGCTCTGATACCGACGATAGAATTCCATATCGGCAGTAAACCGTTCTTCATTCGATACATCGCTGTAGAGGAACTGACCTACATGTGTGCGATATGCCTCGCTAAACGCTTTTGCTACGTCGCTATTGCGGAGAGAATTTTTATCTTGACTATTAGATGAACTTCTGATTTGGTACTTAACATTATCCTCCACCTGCATGGTCTCAGCGTTGAACACCCTACCGTCAAGCCGCCTGTAATCCAGCGGTATGTTGGAACCGGTTTCCGCATTGTACCGCTCGACTATGGTGTCTGCCTCGGTATCAGAAAGAATCCGAACAGGTTTAAATGCACCGGCCACATACCAGTCTGCTTTTGTCCGGTCAGCTTCGGTGTTTCCATTCTTCGTCTTCTTCTGGGTGGGGTTGGTCGCATAGGTGTAATATCCGTTTACAGGAATGTGAGTGGGGATATCTCCGGTAGCATTGTAGTTCGCCTCTTCCTGATAATCAACATCAGCAGACATCTCAACTTCAACCCATACTTGGTTATCAAGCCGGAATTCGTCGCCTTTGTCGCCATACCCTATCTGACGCATGGACGGAACAGCACCAAAGTGCCAGCCTGGACGCAGCGCATATATTGAAGCAGATCCCTCGCCACTCTTAGTCTTTGCGCTGCCGTTTACACCCCAGTTATAGTACGCTCGCGTGTCGCCGTACTTTTTCTGCATCGATTTGGCAGAGGCGGTGCCTGCCTTGTCTTCGATGTACATGAAACGGCATCCGTTCTCGTTCGCCCAGTGGATATCATCCACATTCGGCTTGCTGCGAACCGGTTTCCCGTTCTTCTTCGGCAGATGTTCTTCCGCATACTGTTCCCAGGAAGTCGCCTCGCCGGTTTCCATGTTTATCAGATGCGTTCCGGGATCAAGTCCCCGAAGCATGGACAGGTTCGGAGAATCAGCATCATACCACGTACCCACGTCAATACGCTCATTGTTTCCGATGAACAGCGGATACAGATGTCCATCCACCAGGCGCATAAGTTTGTATGCCTTTTGGGTCTTCTGCGGTGCCGGTTCTGTTCGTACGGAGTATTTCACCGTTTCACCGTTGGATGCACTTAAGTCTTCCGTCGCATCCGCCGTCCCCAGAATGCTGGCCTTGGTCACGTTGTCGATGGCAGTCTGCGCCACGCCGGTCACCTTCTGAATAGCGTTGATTTCGTCGTTCATGTTGCCGGTCAGGAACTTCTCCACCACGGAACGTGTAGCATAGTTCTGGTCCGCCTGCACACCCTCGTACCGGGCAATCTCATCATTAAGGATTTCCATGATGTCCTGCTCGTTGAATACCGGGCGGACGGCCTGCTGAACGATAAACTCACCGGTCACGTTATCAATCATCTTCCGGTCGATAAGGAGTTTCCAATAGTTCTCTTCGTTTGAGAAATCACCTTTACCGTAAGAAAACTGCGGCGCAAGTCCTCTTTCCGCACACATCCGCTTATAGTTTTCGGCAGCCTGCTGCATGGCCATATACGTGCCAAACATCACGCCATACTTTTTCTTGGATGCTCTCTCCGCGTCAGTGAGGTCCTTGCTGGAAAGGCTGTTGTAGTCGTTTGCAATACGCTGCATATCCGCAGGGATAATCCACTGGGAGAAGGTCGGTGCTTTATGCCACTCGGGATTGCTTGCAGCCATCAGAGTCACGCCATACTTCTTCGCATTCTCTTCGGCCCTGGCTCCATCCAGCCTCTTCGGTTCCTGCACTTCCTGATAGGATGTCCAGGTGGGGATGTTCATTGCATGACGCACGGCTTTACTCATGCCGCTGTGGTGATACGGAATGACATAGTCAATCAGTGCCGAATCGAGAAGCATCTTTATCTGCTGATCATTCATGCCGATGCAGATAGTGCCGGCGGTCGCATGATACTTATTCCTCAGTTCCAGCGCTTTCTCAAAAGGCATACCTTCCACAGGGTCATAAGCCAGGCTTCCGTTGAATTCCCTTGTGGGAATCAGGGAAAGATTTATCATCTGGCCGGTGTTGCCCATCAGCTTGACGTAGTCCGGGACCTTGGTATACACCTGCATCTTTGCCTTCCGTGCTGACAGTTCGATAATGGCAGCGATATAATCAAGAGTATGGATTACCTGATAGTCGGACCAAGACTGGGACCGCAGGCCGTTCTCCGTGTTCATCGCGGTGATAAGATCATCGCTGATGGCAAACGAATCGCCGAACCTCCACCAGATATCTCCCTCGATACCCTTGGAATGCGTGGCGTTTCTGACATAGGAAATATAGGCGTCATAGATTCGGGGATAGTTCTTAACCAGGGCCGCAAGGCCGTCCGGTGTGGTGAAATCGGATACGGTCATGTCCTTTACCGCTTCAACCAGTGTCTGTTCTTCTGCAGTGTACTGATACGTCTGCGCAACAGCTTTCTTCGCCTGCTGAATCTGTTTTTTCACTGCTCCGGGAAGCTGATTAAGGGGTGTGTAAACCTTCTTGCCTTTTGCGGTTATCGTAAAAGCCATCGGGTCTTTCATGTTACCGGCAACGATTTCATCCGCGTACTGATCATGCAATGCCTGCCGTTCCCGCATTTCTGCCTGCTCACGGCGAATCTTGGTGTTTCCCTTATCCTTGGCGGTAAAGAATTCACGCAGGACGTTTTCCCGGTCATCGAGGAATTTCTGAATCTGTACCGGAGACTTCATCCGCGCGGATTCCACATAGCACAGCGCACAGGCCACTTCAATCTCTCTGCCCTGCTGCTGTACCTTCATCAGCTCGTTCCGGATAGCAATGGATTCTTCTCTGGATATTGCTCTGTTAAGCGCAGTCTGCAGCTGAATCTGTACCAGCTGCTGAAGGATTCTCTTTCTGCACAGCGTGGAGAAATCCACAGACTTCTTATACAGCGGGTCACTGTTCGGCTTCACCGGATTGAAGGACCGGTCATCGATATCAGCCTCCCATGCGTAGTCCAGGGCAGCCAGGTTATCCTTAATGACATCCATAATACGGTTGACCATTCCAAACAGCCTGTCGCAGTCTTCGGCGGAAGTCCCATGCTCCATAAGCAACTGACGATACTGGGGAATATCGTTCTCCATTGCTCTGTACTGGAACAGCGCCTGCCCGGACGGCGTCTCGGCACCGTCGGTCATCATTTCTACACGCATGCCTTCTGTGGATGTATTGGCGTCCAACGTCACCTGCTGGCCGTTGATCTGTTCCACTCTGCTGTCGACATACCCACCGTCTTCAATAACAGCAACCGTATCCGTGTCCGTCGCTCTCCCATTCGCCTGGCCGGCTTCCACAATAGCCTCCGCGAACAAGTCGGACAGTTTCTCAAGGCGGTCGCCCATCTGGTGTACAAGCTGTCCTTCCCTCGTCTGGGCGTCGACATCCTTGTACAGCGCCTTGATTTTGTTCCACAGGGAAACGATGGCGTCACGGATTTTTTCAAATAGGGTGCGGTCCTTGTTGGCGAGGTTCAGCAGTTTCTCTTCCAGGTTGGTGTCTGTGAACATGCGCCCCATAGAATCCGCCACGACTTCCTCGTATGCAGTCTCATGGTCAAGATCAAGCTGGGCCATCTTCGCCTGCACCAGGGATTCCATGTTCGTGCCGGTTTCCGCGTAGGACTCCGCAAGGTAGTCAGCCAGCACCTGGAACTTGGTCGGGGACCATTCCTTCACATAGTGAGTGGCTTCATGGGCAAAGGTCCAGAGGATGACGCCCTCGCCGTTGTTGCCGGCATTGATGTCCAGATAAATTTTGCCGTCCTTGTACATGCCATTCGCGTTGCCGGCGTCACCTTTCCGGAAGCCGTCCGCATCCATGATATCTTCTGCCAGCACACGTTTTCCGTTTTCATTAAGCACCGTTTCATACAGAATTACTTCCGTGTTCACTGCAGCGGAGACGGTTCTGGCCACGGTGCCAATAGAAACCTTCTGCCTTTCAGTAAGCGCATCATAAGCGCTGCCGGTTCTGTAGGTGATTTTTCCTTTGTTCTTGAAGGTTCTGGACAGCCTGGCATCAATTCTGTTCTGCGCAGCAAGGGTTCTGGCCATCGCCAGCGTTCTGCCCTGCTGATAGGCAATCTTCTGCTGCCCCTCCGACAGTTCACGGAAGAAGCCATGCTTTAAAGCAGAGCTGGTCGGGATGTTCATCCGGCCGTAGTTGATGCCCTCGTTCATGCCGTACATGTACCGCACCGGGTCAGATACCGGAGAATCGGCAAAGCCTTTGATGGCGATATTGGCTGTCTCCGCGTCCATATCCAGATTCTGGGCAGCACTATAAAGCAGTGCCTGGGTTTCATTCGCATACTGAATGTCCGCGCTGCTTACCTCTGTGTTGTTATTCAGCACCAGTGTCATGGTGCCGTCCTTATTGATAGACTTGATCCGGGAGATTTCCACGTCCTGGCCATCGACGGTCGCGCTTCCGGTGTCGGACGTCTTCGCCCTTGCCGCCTGTGTGATTTCGTCTACAGTGCTGCTCTTCGCTTTCTCCGCCACCCTGCCGGCATACTCGTCGTAGGTCCGCTGGGATTCCGCCTTGACACGTTCCTGCACATTCTTCTGGAATTCCTCAGACTCCGCGAAACGGTCGGATGCCTCACGCACTGCCGCCCTTGCCGGACGGATGTCCGCGTCGGACTGCATCCGGTCGTATATAGCATTGACCATCTCATCGGACACTTCGGCTCCGCTACTCTCCATCTGTTCACGGATCTCGGCCTTCGTCTGTCCTTCCCGGATTTCAGAGTTGACCGCATCTACAAAACGGCCTATGTCTTCAGTGGTCGCGTTCTGTGTTTCGGTCGCCTTCTGCATCAGATCCTGCGTTTCCGGGGAAACCTCGTTGTTCTGGGCGTAGTCCAGCGCATACTGAAATGCACCGGTGTTCATAGCTTCTTCACCGGTCTGTGCCATGTCAGCAATGTAGGCGTTGAGGTTTGACATTCCGCCGGCACCGGCCATTGCCGCACCGGAAACGAAGCCGCCCACGCCGGCGTCAATGACGTTGGACAGCGTGGTCAGGAATGCATGCTTAAAGCCGCCCTGGTCACGGAGCTGTTCCCAGTCGCTCTGAGACTTCCGGTTAAGGACGTCAATAAAGGTATTGGCTACCTCGGTACACATCTCTTCCGATGCTTCTACTCCGCCCTGACTGAAAATGTTTCTGACAACATCCTTCATGCCGGTCACAGACTTGGCATTATCGAGGAAATGATCCAGGGAGATATATTCAAACGCCGCTTCTGCAGTACCGGAAAGGATAGACCCGATGATGATCTGCTCAGTGGATGCGCCCTTCTCATACAGTTCCTGTGCCTGAGATGCCGCAGCGCCCATGCCCATGATGGGTGTGTATGCTCTGCCGAATCCGGTCGCGCCGATGAAGGAATCAAGGCCGGACATCAGCGACTGGTACACCGCGCCTGCCGTCGGCACACCGGGAATACGGCTTGCCTGTTCCGCAGTGATACCGTTCACGGAGGGTGTAAGCTGGCCGGTAGGCAGGTTGCCGGACCGGTTAATCGGTGCATAGTACACCGGTGCCTCGCCCATGCCGACAGAACCTACAGCTGCCGCTTCATCAATCTTCTCAGCGGTCACTCCTCTGACATTCTGTGTGAAGTTCAGCTGCCTTCTGCCGTAGGAATAGGGATTGTATTCCTTGCCCTGTACGGCAGCGGATGCCGCGTCGATAACGGCTGCAAGGCCGCCGGTCTGTGCCGTAGCCAGGGTGGCGATGTTGTACGCCAGCTGTTCGCCGATGCTCGCGTTTTCGTAGGTCTGGATATCCGCTGCGTTTCTTCTTCTGCCCAGCTCGCCGGCCATGTCGTCCAGATATTTCTGTGCCGCCTCCGGTCCCTGAGAATTGAAGATGTAGTAGTAGTTGTCTATCTCTCCCTCGGTCAGCTGCTTCCAATCGGACATCTCGCCCTCACGCAGTATCTTCCGGTAGGTAGGTTCCGCATAATCTGCGAGATTGTTGGTCGTGATGTTGGCCATGCCGATATCAGCATCAGAGGCGGAAAGGAACATGCCCAGCTTATCCGGCACCGCAAGCTCACGTCCGGCAGCATTGGCCTGTGCCATCTCTTCCCTGGTCGGATTGCCCACGTTCCTGCCGGCGGACAGTCTGGCATAGTCGGCGCTTGCTGAAAGACCGGAGTATCTGTCCACAGCGCTCTGGGTGCGCTCATACATTCTGCTCTGCGCCTCCAGGTACTGTTTCTCAGACATCATCTCTTTGAATTCATCCGCGGTCATCTTTTCGCCGGTTTCCCGGTTGATATAGATGCCCATCTGATGGCCTTCGTAGTAATTCGTCCACTTGGACAGTTCGTCGTCTATGTCAGCCAGTCGCTGGGTAATGCTCTTGTACACCTCTGCACGTTCTGCCGCGCTGCCGATATTCTCGTCGTTTGACAGCCAGCCGGACCGGGTCATCCTGTCCTGCAGATCAGTGATGCGCATGCGGTAGGCATTGCTGTCCCAGGTATATTCCGGGTCTCTGTTCTGCCTCTGCATGCCGGTGTTTCCGGTTGCACCGGTACCGGAGAATCTATCACGCAGCATGTCAATGGCGCGGTTTCGGGTAGCCTCATTCCTTTCGGCCTGCCGCCTTTCCTCCAGTGCGGGAAGCTGGCTGCGGAAGCGCTGGTCTCTGGACGCAGCCACATTTCGCCGGTTCTCATAGTACTGATCATACAGGTCCTGATACTTCTGCTGTTTCTTTCCTTTAAGCTTTCTGGGCGTGGTATCTATGCTGACCCGCTTGCCAACGCCCTTTTCCACAACGGAGGACCTCCTGGTGCCGATGTTGCTGGCTCGGACATAGCCGTCGGAGGCGGTCTCCTGCCTGGGCGTAGACCGCCCCATGGAACTGGCCACCACAGTGGCAAAGGCCCTCGCCACGCTGTTCTCATCGTTCCGCTTTATTCCGCCGGAGATTGATGCCTCTGCCACGGCTGAACTGTTTATGCTATCTGTTTTTTTCTTCTTGGTTGCCATGAAAGCCTCCTTGAATTATCTGGTCATCAGGGTATTAGTTCTTGCTCCGCCACCGGCGGATGCCTTTTTCTTCTGCTGTTCGGCAAGGGCGACGGCCTTCGCAATCGCTGCTGCGGCTGGGGATGTCGTCGCGGTGATTTTATTCTTCGACGGATTCAGCGCTGCCTTCGGGTCAACCGCTGCATGGGCAACCTTTTCGGCCAACTTCGCCGCGGTCGTATCCGTGGATGAGCTGCCGCCCCTTCCGGACCGTCCGCCGCCTCCGCCACCACCGCCGCCTCCGGCTGCGGCCTGTGCCTCTGCCAGCGCCTGCAGATATTCCTGATAGGCCCTGTCGTAATTGTCGGAGTACAGGTTGTAGTCGTAGTTCCGCTCGTTCTGGTAGTAATCGTTGTAGAAGGACCTGTTGTCGGAGAACCGGTTGTAGTCCATGTTGGCCTCATTGTAGTACCGGTCTGTAAGTCTGTTGGCCTCGGCCTGCCAGTCACCCATCCTGTCACGCCACTCGCCGTAATCCGTGTTGTACAGGTTCTGATAGATGTTCAGCCGGTCCTTAAGGTCGTTGCCCTCATCCTGATACCGCTGATATGCCATCTGGTACAGCTGCGGGGCCACGTCCATCAGCTGGGTAAGGTATGCCTGGTACGCCTGGTTGCCGGCAGTGGCTGCGTAGCTGTTTCCGTATCCGCCGGTCAGCGCAGATGTCTGGCCCAGGGTGTCCATCATGGCCATCCTGCCCTGCGTCATGTACCGGTCCTTATACTGCTGGAACAGGGCGTCACCGTTCAAATCGTAGGTGAACTTCTCCCGATTGTTGATCCGATCAAGCGCCTGCTGCAGGCTTTGTCCATACTGTCCGCCGGTCCAGTCCTGCACCTTGTTCTGCTCATGCTGGGCGAGGATGTTTCTGGCCAGCGATACGTTATCTGATTCTTTATAATTCTGATTCGCTTCAAGGTTCGCTCTCGCTGCCCTGACAGCATCAGACTCTTCATAAGGTTTGTAACTAAAAGGCATTGATTCCCCTCCTTTAAGCTGTTCTCTGCCAGCAGTACCGCACAAGGTACGGCGGCATGTTGTTGTGCGCGGTATCTCCCCCGGTTTCCCCGGTTGACTGTGTACGCCGGATGCCTCCGTGGTTCGTTCCGTCAAAAGCATTACCCTGCGTCACACCGTTTATCTCGGACGGATGTGCGGTCGTGTCAGCACCACGGGTCGTATAATAATACATGTCGTCATTCGGTCCGTGACTGTGCGCCGGCAACTCTGCCACCGTCAGCGTGTGTGTCGCTTCACCGCCCTGTGCTGTGTACTGTGCCGGCGATGCCGGTGTGTACGTGCTTCCGGCAGCCAGGACGAACGTATCCGTGATCTGTGTCCATGTGCCGATGCCGAACACCTGTGCCGGGTTCGTCGGGTCTGCAGACCAGTACAGGCATCCCACCGGATATATCAGTTCCATGATGTTGACATACCGGGTGTTCTGCTTGATGTATATGCCCTCGTCAAAGTATGCATCCCAGCCGACGCTCAAGCTGTAGGGCTTGTTTGTGTCCGCGTACCGGCCTATGCCGACTGACTTGCCGTACCGTCCCAGGTCCAGAGGCACGTCCTCTGTGGGGATGTAGTACGTGCTGGTCACCACTCCTCCCACATCATCAGAAGCTTCCACCTGCACCTCGTAAGAATTGGTGATGGCAAATGTTCCCGGTATTGCTCCGCTGTACGCGTTGGATGACAGGGTCAGTGTCGTCCATCCGCCCCAGGTTCCGCCGGAGATCCGCGAGCGCACCCGGATATGTCCGACATTCACGTTTTCCAGGCTGGCAAAGTTTACCTTGCCCTTGAACCACACCGCCGTGCTGGTGTTATCCGGATTTCCACTGCTGTCCGCACGGTAGCACAGTACTTCGCTCTCGCCGGTGACAGGCATCAGTGACGGATCATAGTAGTCATACACCTCGGCCAGATAAGTGGCCGTATTGGTGAAGCCTCTGCTGTCGGTCACCGTTGTTGTGATGGTCAGTGTGCCGGGCGTGTTGATAATAGCGGAGCGGAAGGATGCCGTGTCATACACGACGCCGTTCACCGTCGTGGCATAATCGGTAATGGTCGCGCCGTACTTGCCGGCGGCGGTCACCACCACATCCATAGACGACTTGCCCTTGATGCACATGCCGTCGAAGTCCGGACTAAGACCGGCGCTGTATGCGTTCGCTGCAATGGACACCGTCGGCTTTGTCAGCGCATTCTCCGCCACGGTAAATGTGGCAGACATCGTGTCGGTGCCGTTCGTGCCGTTCACCGTATACCTCATCAGGTAGTACACCGTCCTGCTGGTACCGGGCGTGGCTGTGATAAGGTCGCCGCGCTCCGCTGATGTCAGGGTGAGGTAGGCGGTTGCGCCTTCTTTGTCGATGTCCGTCCACGCCGTCAGCGGCGTCGTGCCGTCCAGGCTGACACATGCCTGCAGCGTGGTTACCGCAGTCCCCAGCGGATTGCTGTACCGCACGGCCGGATCTCCGGCAGAGGAAAAGTTCAGCGCCTGCGTCAGATAGGGAATCCGCGGTATGGCATTCATCGTCCAGGTCTGTGACTGCTCGATAGGTGACCAGGTGTCGTTGTAATTCGCAGCCAGCGATACCGTGACGCTCTTCGTGCCGTCAGAATTGTGCGCTATCTCAATGGTGCCTGAGACATCCTGCTCACCGTATGCCGGGAAGGTGTGAGTCGTATACGGCGCCCTGCCGTACGCAGCCACTGTCGTACCGTTAACCTTACAGGTGACGGCCGATACAGAGACGCTGCTGCCGTTGGCGCCCTTGGTGGACAGTGTCCACTTGGCCGTAGACTTGTTGGTGACAGGGTTCGTCGAAATCTGCTCACACTTGAACTGGATATACCGGCCGTAAAGCGAGTTGGATGTCAGAATAATAGAGCTTGCCATCATGCACCTCCTGCCCACTTGAACGTGACACCGCCCCTTGTCAGGTCAGCCACGTAATTGCCAAGTTTAAGGGTATTGGTCACCTCTGCGTTGGTAATGTACAGTTTCGTGCCGGTCATCCACGCCACCGCATTACTGGCGCCGGGGAGGTAGAAGTAGATACCGTTCGCCGTGAACCGGGCATACTTATTAAACGTCTCCACGCCATCCTCGGTGATGCGCTGTCCCACCTCTATACCGTAGATGGGCGCTCCGCCCTGGTCGTAGTCCAGCAGGCCCTGGTTGATCCACGCCTTGCTTTCGATAACCTCGGTGGTCAGGGTGTCGATGTCTGTCTCGATGTTCTGCACGTTGGAGAACAGCTGCGAGATGCCGTTGGCATTCTGCGTGATTTCCTGCGACACCTGCTGGCTGTACGCACCGAAGTCAGATATGGCCACGTACTCTCCGTCATACCGGGTCTTCATTTCGTCATAGTAGGCGTTGATGATGTCAGCGCTTTTTATTATCAGCGACTTAATGTTATTGAAGGTGCTTTCCGGAGACGGCATGTTCGGTGCATCCGCGCCGGCAGACTGTTCTACCACCACATCTGTGCCGGTGCCGTTCTCCGCTGCCACAATCGCATCCATTGCCCAGTTCAGCTGCTCAACCAGCTGATACACATAGGACTGCAGCTGCGCCAGCTTTCCTTCGGAATCCTGTGCCGTGATGTTCGGCAGTCTTAAATCCAGGTAACTCATCCGACGATATCACTCCCTATCTCCAGATTCTTCGTGATGCTGAATATCTTCACAGCACCCTTGCCGGTGATGATGATCCGGAAGTGGTCACACCTGTGCGGTCTTATCGGGATGTTAAATGCCCTAAGGTTCCTGCACTCGATGGTCGTCACCAATTCGCACTCATCAAGGGAAATGCTGTCCTCGTTGTCGTAGTCATACTGGGCATATACGCGGACCTGCTCTCCCGGCTGTGCCTGCATCCGGATGTTCATATCGATGAGGGTCTTCTGGTCCGGTGTGGTAAGTCCAAGCATGCCGGACACCGCGTACCATTTGAAGTCATCCTCATGTCCTGCTATCTGACTGTCATCCGCGCCAAGCGCCCAGATCCTGTCCGTGCCGGCCGCAGTCCCTGCCACAGCAAAGTACAGGACGCCTCTGCATGAACACATATCCTTAATGGCCAGGCTGTCGTCGTGCTTGTGCCAGACGCGGTACCTGGTGTCGTACACCCACAGGTTCCACCCCTGGTCACCGCCCATGTACAGATAGTACTTGCTGTCATGTCCGCAGCCGATGGCGCCGCAGCGCAGCGGGTCTGTCACGTTTTCGCGCAGCTTCGCATGGCGGTCCCTGCCCATCGCTGTGGAGATGTCCACCGGAAGGGAGCCGTCATAAGCACAGATGCCTTTCCGGGTCTTGTAGTACAGCACCTCATCCACGATGGCCAGCGACTGGCCGGCGCCCTTCATCACGCCGCGGCAGGGCGTGGTCTGTATCTGAAAGTTTGAGGGGAAGTTGCCGTACACCTTGTGCAGGACATTCTCCTTGAAGAACAGGGGATATCCCAGGTGCGTTATAGCGCCGGTCCACTGTCCGTCCGTGCCGCAGGAAGCCATGTAGCTGTCCGTGGACAGGCCAAGAAACACGTTCCAGTTCTTGGGGTCGCCCAGCTTGCTGGCGTAGATTTCATTGACCACCTCACCGTTCAGGTTCGTGCCGTACCGGCATCCCCACAGGCGGTTGTTGCTCTCAATGACAAAGTCCATCAGAGGCAGCTGTCGTGATATCGTGACAGGTGCTGACTGCTGGGTGCTGGTATCGAGGATGCCCACCATGACGATGTAGTCATTCACGCCCTCTGCCCTCGGTACGGTCTCGTCGCCGGGGTCGTGATAGGCGTTGTACAGCACGGATGTCTGGCCTTCCAGGTGGGAAAGCTGTGTTATCTCCGGATCAATGCCGGTCACCTTTACACCGTCCCACTGTTTGAAATTGCTGGCGATGTTCGGACTGGCTATCTTGACATAGGTCGTGCCGATAGCCACCCAGACAGCCGTGGTCACAGAGAACTGCTTGAGGCTGTGCGGCGTCTCGGAGGTGTCAATCCAGAGCATCTTGTCGGCGGGGTCTGTCGGTGCAGAACCGGACGCGATGACGCCGGTGTAGTCCTCGCCTTCCGCATTACACAGACTGTAATGCACCTCTGCAATGGTGGTGTAGGTGGACTCCAGGCTGCCGTAGTCGGTCAGGTCCGCGGTGTTGACGTACTTTTTATCCGGAAAGATGATGATGTATGCCCCCATAGAGACCAGCTGCTTGGGGGAATCCTCCAAAGTAAGGCCGGTCACCTCGGCGCCGTCCACGTACAGCTTTGTGCCGTCTGCATAGCACAGCGTGTCCTTGGCGATAAGGCCGTTGATGCTGTGTGCGCCGGATGCGGTGAAAGTGGTCTGTGCGTACTTCGGCCGGGTCATCATGACCGGGTATCCGTCGCTTGTCAGGTTCTGCATGTCCCACCATTCCGCCTCATCTATGCGCATGTTGTGGTTGTATCCGCCGAAGACCTGCACCATGCTCCGGTCGGATTCAATTTCGTTCATAAGGGTCAGTCTCATGTGCCACCCCCTTAGAAATAATTAATTTTTGCTGTCTTCGGCATGTGCTGGCTGTTGTACCAGTTCCGGTACTCGCTGAAGATGTCGTTGAACCGCATTGCAGAGTTGTTGTACTTGGCGTACTCTCCGTTCGCCAGCTCAACCTTCTGCTGCAGCCAGTACAGATATATGTCGTCAAACGGCGCCGGCACCAGAAGGACCGTGTCGGTATCCGTGTCCTTGTCATATCCGGCAAACTCGATGTCCTCGCCGTCCTCGTGGGTATCTATGACTGTCTTCTTCACCATGCCGTCCAATGTTGACAGCCAGCCAATCTTCATCTCGGTGCTGTAGCCGTTCGGCTTCAGTTCATCGAGATAGGCTATAGCATCTATGATTTTCATGGTCTTCTCCTTAAAAGGAAAAGGGTGGAGCATCCCCCACCCTTCCCAGCAGATTACTTCTGCACTTTTGCCTCAAATTCGTAGCGGTACTCAAGCATCTTCTCTTCGCGCTCAAGCACTTTGGCCACACACAGCGGCACCTGGACCGGTACGCCTCTCTTGATGAGGAAATACCGGTCATTCACCCAGACTTCCTTGTCCTCCTGATTCCCTCTCTCTTTAGGAATCTTGACAGTCACCATCGGCTCGCTTTCGGGAAGGTCTTCTTCCATCTCTTCTGCAATGGCTTCGGCTACGATTTCGTCTTCTTCTTTCTTTGCCATGTTTCTCTCCCTTCAAAGGGCATGGGGGGAAGGGAGAAACCCCCTTGCCCCATGCAGTTAACATTGATTATCAGTTGGCTTTCGCCGTCGCGGAGAATCTGGTAGAGCAGCTCTCTACACGTACCAGATAATTCGGGATAAGGATCTCAGCCGTCTTGATGGCCTTCCAGCCAACAGAGGAACGCTGATCCAGAGGATCGGCAGTACCGGCAGAACCCTTCTGCTTCACGATGGTGGTAAGTCCGCCACCGGTGATTTCGGTTACGCCGTAAGCGCCATCGCCCAGGAACAGGGAACCGAATACTGCGGAACCGTCACCGGCACCGCCTTCGGGAGCGATGACAGCGTTGGCAGCGATGGTAGCAGCAGCCGCCAGGGTGATGCTCGCGGAACCGGCAGCGCCTGCGGTCATGGAGGCCACGGTGTACTCGGCGGTACCGACGATGATCTTCTTGTTGGCGCGGGCGTTGAAGGCAGCCACATCATCAGCAGTGATGGCTTCCTTAACCGGTACGCTCGTAGCAGCGCTGACGTTGGACTTTACGGTCAGAGTTCTGCTGGCCGCGGTCAGGTCATCGCCTGCATAAATCTTCGCCTCGGTGGACTGCACGAAGCGGACGCCGGCGATTTCGCCGATTTCGCCCTCGTACAGGTTCACGGGCTGGGCGTACTTGTGGGCGTCAACCCACTCCGGATCACGCATGATGTCATACGCTACATAGGGATGGATGATGCCGATGTACTTGCCGTTGATGGTCGGCGCGTTGGCAGCGCGGAGCTTGGCAACGACGCGCATGATGGTGTCCACCTTCAGCACGGCGGTCTTGTCCAGCTCTTCACGCATGGTGACGTCGGTCTCGGTGCCGCCGGACCACTTGCCCGCGAAGGATACATTTGTGCCGGACTGCAGCACGTTCCTGGTCACGGTGTCAAGGGTCATACCCGCCTGACGGCCCAGCAGCTTGGTCGCCTCAAGGATGGTGTTATCCAGGGCGGTCAGCTCCAGCACATCAGACTGAGTGATGTAATCGCCGTACTGCGCTACTTCCGCAGTGATGGCGGTTACGGTAAGGTTGCTGCCGTCCGGGGTCACGCCCTCGGTCAGAGGAGTGAGCGCCTTGGCGAGCGGAGCAAACTTACGGAATTCAATGGTCTTGCCACTTCCCTGCGGGATCGGACGCTTCTGGCCGAACTGGTCATGGACCAGAGAAGCCTGGGCCTCATCAATCAAAAGCATGTCATAGAAGGTCTTCATCTCCGGAGACAGGTCGTTGTACGGAGATGCAGTACCGTTGTCAGTGGTTACGTTTACGTGGTTTGCAAAAAGCTGTAAATTAATCTTACGGATGTCAAGCATCGTTTCTCTCCTTTCGTGACGAGGAGAGCGTTACCTTAGAATCTTATTTTCTCTCCCCGCTGTACCCGGCGGATAATCTCCTGCCGGTCTGCTTTAGAGAGCTGTGACACGTCGCTCTTGGTAATGACGGATGCCTGAGAGGATAAGCCATTCTCCTGCGGTCTTGCCCCCTGGGACAGGATCTTGTTGGTCATGGCCTGTGCGGTTTTCTGCGTGGCAAACTGCATCGCTGCCGGGATGATCTCATCCTTATGGATGACTTCGTAGGCAGTGCGGATGTCAATGTTGTTCCGCAAAAGGTCCGTAAATTTCTGGTTCTGCAGCTCGGTCTCCAGGTCAAAGCCGGGATACACCTTCTTCAGTTCCTCTGACTGCTGCATCCAGCCTGCATAGATTCTGTCGGCATTCTCACGGACGGATGCCTCCTCCATCTGTGCGCGAAGCTGGGCGTTCTCACGCTCCATCTTCCGGATGGCTTTCAGCTGCTCTACGGACAGTCCCTTCTCCAGCGCTTCGTCCTCATAGTAGGAATCGTCTTCCTCGATGGCCTTGTTGAGCGCTTCGATGTCATTTGCATCGACTCCGTACTTTCTCCCCAGCATTTCCAGGGTCGGTGCAAGCGCATTGTAGCGGTCCACGGTCTCTTTTGACGATTTGAGCCTGCGCTGGATAGTATCCTGCACTCTGGCATCATAGAGGTCCTTGTACTCGCCCTTAATCAGTTCCTCGAACCGGGCGTTGCGGTCCTCCGGGTTCACAGCGGCGGCCTGTGATTCCTCCTGCTTTCCGTACACAACGTCAGCCAGGGGATTTTTTGCGCCCTTACTTTGCAGGCCGGGAACGCCTGCGGTTACTCCGGTTGCGACACCGCCTTCACCAGTGCCACCGTCTCCGCCTACACCGGCTGCACCGGCAGCGCCGGCACCGCCTTCCGCAAACAGCTGGAGATTGATGATGCGGTATCTGATGTTTTCTTTCTGCATCAGGATGCCTCCATTAATAAGTCTGTCCGTAAGGTGGACGAGTCCATGTATGTTAACCTTACAGGTTAAGCATCGTTAAGCTTCTCGGACATCTGCACGTAGTCCGGATAGTTCATGGCCAGCAGGGCGTACCCTGTCTTGGTAACCCCAAAGGCCACTGTGGCAGCGATGTACTCTGCCACGCTCTCACACTTCTGAATGACAATAAACTTGCCGTTCGTCTCCTCCACGTGAGGCGGATGAGACAGCGCACCGGTGGCGCCGTGATTCATCAGTGACTGCCCCAGTGCATAGGCAAGGATGGATGCAGCCGAACAGACGATGTCCTGCCCGTACTGCGCTGCGCCGGCGTGGCCGGTAATGACCATGCTTATGGTCTGTTCTTCGCGGTTGCTGTCAAATTCAGCTTTTATCATGCCTTTCTGCCCCCTTACCTGTGTGCAGTGGTAGGTTTGCGTCCTTCAGTTCCAAGCCGTCGTATGGCCCGCTCTCAAACAGGCTGAGTACGGTCGCGGTCTCTTCCATGCCCAGCCAGTCTTCCATGTGTTTCCGGAAGTCCATAAGCACCTTTGTGTCTTCCTCAGACACCTCATACATGTCGAGGTTCTCAAAGATGTTCATGGCGTCCTCCATCGCGGCGCGGTAGCCTTCGACATATGCCTGGTCAGTAGCAATAAGCTTATCGGTCTCCTGCCGATAGTCAGGTATATAACTCATAACTCCCCCTTATCTCGGTGCAGTGGAATCCGCCACCCTTGTCCTCGCGTTCTTCGTGATGGAGGATTCTTCCTGTTCGGCCTCTCCGCCCATCGCGCCGGATGCCGCCGCTCTGGATGCCCCCCGCACCGGCCGTGTGTAAGGCAGTCCGTACTGCGCTGCGATGTTCTGTGAGAACACGCCGCCGCTGCCGGTCGCGTCGTCAAGCATCTGTGCCAGCATTACCATCTGCTCCAGCATGCCGCCGTTCTGCTGTACCTTCTGCATGACGAATTCCTTGCGGTCAAAGTCCATCATGTCGAGGCATGCCAGCGCCTGGTCAGCCATCTGCGGATTGAAGAATCCGGCAGAGTAGAACTGAAGCGCCAGCTCATTTTGCGACAGCTTACTGTACGGTGACTGCTTCTGTGCGGTTATCTCGATATCGAACATGGGAATCCTCATGCCCATGTCAACTCCAAAAGCCATGCCCTGGCTGACAGGAAGCAGGCCCTTATTGTCGAACGGCACGAACTGCATGGCGCCGCTCTCGCCTATGATCCTGAAGTATCTCGGCATGTCGTAGAACTGTCGAATAAGTTCGATGCACATGAGGCATATCTCCCGGTACACACGGTAGCTCGCCTTGTTCGCGTCCCTCGACAGCTTGCTGCCGGCCTCCTGCATGGCTGCTATGGCGGATGCCGCAGTTACACCGGAGGTTGTACCGCCGGTCGCAATGTCGCGGTTACCGGTCGTCTCCTTCAGTTCGTCAATCTTGTTGTTGATGACTGAGACGTAGATTTCCGGCAGCGGCTTGCCCTGTATGGGAAGGATGGAGTCCTGCCCCAGGTTGCCATCAACATGGACAAAGTCCTTGGTCATGTCGGCATACTCTTCCTCTTTCACCGCGCCGTCGGACCGGATGAAGTGCCTCGGTCTGGTGTTGGAAAGCATGTTCTGCATGATGGCCTGGTTGCCTCTGTCAATGTACTCCTGCGCTGACTTGCCGATGTCCACGTAGCCGAAGCCGGTCGGCATCCCCTCTATCTTGAAGAGCGGGTCAAAGATGAAAGGATACTTGCCGTGGTCGTAGAACCCACGGTCCGCGAAGTTCGGGTCGTTCTCGCTTGCGAACAGCACCACATCGTTGACATACTTGCAGTAGTGAAGGACGGTGCGTCCGTCCCTGTTCGCCTTCTTGTAGTACCAGTCGATGACCAGTGACTTCTCGCTGGTGTCGATGCTCTCGTCGTGGGCGTACTGCGTGATGTCAATCAGCGTGCCGCCCAGGTGACCTTCCAGCTGCGGATACTGCTGAATCAGCGTGTCGTTGTCCGCCAGCTGCACATGGAAGAAATTCCTGCTCTTCTGGATGTCGGTGATGCCCGGCTCCCAGAAGCAGTTGAGCAGGTCAATCTTCGTAATGCTGATGTCCCCCAGGCCATTCAGCTTGGAGGAATCCCAGAAGAGGCCATACGCACCGGTGCCGGTGATGAGCTTGTAATTCCACACCTCGTCGTAGGTCTTTTCAAAGTCGTTCATGTCCAGAATGACCGGAAGGACTGAGGACAGGGTCTTCGCCTCCTGCCGGTCTGATTCCTCCCTGGGCAGGACATTCGGAGACGGGAAGGCGTCCATTGCATCCGCATGCTTGTTGGCGATGCAGTTGAACAGCCAGCCGGATGCCGGCTCCACCTGACTCTTGCGGGTGGTCTTGTTATCCCTTCTTAAGGTCTGCCAGTGACGCAGGCGGTACCACTGCATGTTCTCGACGATGTTCTGCTCCAGATGCGCCTTGCCGCTCTTATACTTCTGCAGCGTGGTCATGGCCTTGTGCAGCGCTTCCTTGCCGATGGGCGCATCCAGCGCACGGAAGCCGTCCACCGCGCCGGTGCCGGCACTCATGCCCTGGTTTTCCATCATCAGTGCGTTCTGCAGATTCCTAAGGTCCATCTGTGCACCGGCCTCCAGCATCGTCTGCTGCGGTGCTGACTGCCGTCTGACCATCTGCTCCTCATTTGTAGGCTGTCTCCCCACGTCGCCAAACTGTGCAGCCTGTCCGGCCTGCTGGCCGGTCTGTTCCTGCCGGGCCGGCTGCTCCGGAGGCTGTACGTTCTGTCTGCGCTGGTCCTGCAGTTCCTGTGAGGACAGCGGGGTCTGCCTGTTTTTATTTCTCATCGCCATTGATTACCTCAATTCTCCCTCGCTTGGGTTTGGCTTTTATATCTTCCTTCGGGATGTCCAGGAACATCGCCATAGGTGTTTCGCTGTACTTATCCGGCTGTACTGCCATCCTCGGCTTGATGGGCCTGGCCATGCAGAAATATCGAACCTCGTCTGCACAGTGGTCTTCACCATCTGTATCGAGATCCTCCGGCTTGTGTTCGTCGTACACCAGCAGAGGTATGGTCCGGATGAATGCTTTGCAGTTCTTGAAGACATACATCATCGGGTAGCCGTTCTCATCGAAGGCCAGCCTGTAATGCACCTGCAGCCATCCTGGGAGGCGCTTGTGGTCGCCGGGGGAGAAGTACACCTGGTACCGTCCGGCCTTCTCAGCAATGCTCTCGCCGGTCTCAGCGTCCCAGATAGCCGGGTCTGCAATGCCGGTTATCTTCTTGCCCTTAAGCCACCTGTGTTCCGTCTCTATCCGGTGTATCTCCGAGAAGACTTTGTCCGGCGTCCACTTGACGCCATCGTTCGGCGTCCGTGTGCAGCCGTACAGTTCAAGGATGCGGTAGGCCACGCCGTCATAGTCGATTGCCCACCAGCCACAGGAAAACGGCTTGTTGTAGCCCCAGTCGAAGCTGCGGTATATCGTCCATCCGTCCGGGATTTCGAAAGGCTCGATGACGTGTGTATACTGCCGGTCAAGGTAGTGGTCGGGCCGGTCAGCGAATTCCTCAAAGAATTGCCCCTCATACACATCCCATGATCCGTACAGCCATGCATCACGCAGTTTCGGAGGCAGCGCCTCCAACTGTGCGATGTAGTCCGGCTGTGACTCCATCAGCACCTTGTTGTCTGTCACCAGCGACTGGATGAAGGTGTAGTCATCCGGGTTTTCGCCGTCCTCATACCGCTTGTCGATGAAGATCCGCTTGATGTACTGGTGTCCCTGACCGCCCGGGTTGCAGGTATAGTACACGCGCTTCGGGAAGTCGTTGACGCCACGCAGGCAGGCCGTGATGGTCTTCATCTGGTACTCGGACAGCTGGGTGGCTTCGTCGAGGAAGATAATGTCGTACTCCACGCCCTGCAGCCTGTCCAGGTCAGCATCCTTCGCGCAGTAGGCAAAGTTGATGCTGCTGCCGTTGATAAACTTCAGTACTTTGTCCTTGTCGTTGTACCGGGCGATGCCCAGCAGCTCCTTGCGCAGGATGTTGATATGGTTGTTGATCAGTTCCGGATATGTCCGCCGGACAATCAGTATCCGGATGCCGGCATACCGCAGCGCCATCAGCTTGCTCTTGGTGCGGACCGCGTGTGACTTGCCACCGCCCCTGGCGCCACCGAAGCCGATATGCTTTGTCTTTGCCTGCAGGAAGAGCTTCTGTTTCTCTGATGGCCTGTCAATCACTAATGTCTGCATGTTTCGCCATCCTCACTCCGCATAGACTTCCAACTCGGTGTTGAACACCACCTGCGTATCTTTGTTCTGTTGCTCTTCCTCTTTCGCTTCCTTCTCCAACTTGGCGATCCGCGCCTTCTGTTCCTTCAAGTCAAGCTCTGTCTTATATCCCTTGACTTGCGCAATGTCTTTCAGTGACATTGATAGGAACCGTAGTTCCTGCCCCGGATACGCCACAGCTTCCACGCTGTTTACCTTTTGCTCTATGAGTGTCAGAATCTTATCCGCGACTGATTCAATCCGGTCGATGCGTTTGGCTTCCTTCACGGCACAAGACTCTGCCAAAAGCGTGTTGGTTTTTTTCTCGCTTTGTTTCCGCAGGTCTGTCCATTTCTCGCGAGTTGATGCTCTCGCGATAGCGCTGAACGAAACGCCATGCTTCTGTGCCAGCTTGCGGAGGCCGACACCGCCGCGGATATACTCTGCCTTGATTTTTTTCCAATCTGGCATGATATCCCCCTTAAAGTGGAAGCATGTTACACTATGTCAAAAAGAATTTCCACCACCCCAAAATCAGCTTTTTGGCGCAAAAAAAGAAGGGGAACGTGTCCCCTCCTTTGTACGACGCAGTGCGGAATTGAACCGCTAGCGACGGCCGGTCGCCCCTTCCAGGCTGCGCCATGCGCCATGCGTCCACAGCGCATTTCGCGGTAATGTATGCGAAGCTGGCGGGTGCATACATACCAGGCTTGCATCGCCTAACGCCAACCTCTTACCGTTAAAGAGAAGTGCCGGAGTCGAACCGGCTTCCGCAGGTTATGAGCCTGCGGCGTGACCGCACCTTTTCTTTCCAAGAATTTGGTATTTGCTTATCTCTTAAAAAACTTACTTGCTATTCTGTCCATAAGCACTTTTGCGATAGTCTCGCGGACCTTGCGACGCTCGAAAAGCTTGTCCAGTGTAGCCATAAAGAAACGAATGGCATCTTCCTCCAGAGGTCCGACTATGTCGGTAGCTACATCGGCACTCGCCGCAGCCAACTCCAGCAGCGACACGCGCTTCTCACCGTCCGCCTGCGTCTCACCGCATGCGCCATTGTACGGCTCCAGCTTGCGCAGGCCCTCCTCGTCGAACACGAGGGTGCTAAACCCTTTCGCCCTCGCCAGCTTGCCGCTGATTACCTCGTCGATAGTGATTACATACTTTTCACCTGTTTTCATTTTGTTCTCCCTTCTTTTTGTTTATTCTTCCGGCGGATTCATATACTCCGCGAAATCGTCTGGTTCCAGCCGTTCTGCAATAGCCTGTATGACATTGACTGTCACGCCATTGCCGGCCTGTTTGTAAAGCTGAGTGTCACTGTTTACGAACTCTGCTTTATCAAAGTAATCGTCTGTCCATCCCTGCAGCCGGAAACACTCTTTCGGAGTGAGCCGCCGTATTTCTTTTCCCTCTGGTATCAACGGTGTCATACCCCCCCTGTCTTACTTACGAGGCATGGTGCTATTCCTTCTGGGTTATATATCCTGCCTTGAAACGAATCGTGCTTTGCAGCTTTAGGATAGATATTTCCTATACGCATAATTTTAGGTGTCATAAAACGTCCTGTACCACAAAATTTCCTGTCCAGTTGGCGTTTCCTTTTGCCGTCAGACATAATGCAGTTTCGTCAATTGTTTTCTTATTCTTTCCGGGTTTGTTACATACTCCCCCCCCCAAGATGAGAAAGGAAATACTTCTTTTCCACCACCGGCTCGAGAATGTCCGATAATGAATATTCTTTCTCTGTTCTGGGGAACGCCAAAGTCTTTGGAGTTGAGAACCGCCCATTCCGCATCGTACCCAACTTCATCCATTTCGGTGAGAATTCTGGCGAAATCCCATCCTCCATTAACAGCAAGCAGATTCTTAACATTCTCAGCGAAAAGGAGTCCTGGTCTATCCTCCGGCTTTTGCTGTCGCAGAAGTCGAGTAATTTCGAAAAACAGTCCCGAACGGTTGCCCGAAAGTCCGTGCATTCTTCCTGTGATTGAGATGTCCTGGCAGGGGAATCCGAAGCACCATACGTCTGCTCTGGGCAGGCTTCCGGCATCCACTCTACTAACGTCATCTGAGAACCACTCTCCATTTCTGTACTCCTCTTTCAAAATCTCTTTCTGCCTCTGCTTCATGGGCAGGGTTGCTAAGTATTCTCGCTGCGCATCAGTGATGAGGTGCATGGATGTGTAGCTTGCTATGGCGAACTTATCTGCCTCGCAGAATCCCACACACTTATGGCCGGCCAGCTCCATGCCTCGTCTGAACCCACCGATGCCGGCGAAGAAATCTATAAATGTCAGCATCATATCTCCCTTATCCGGATTCCGTAGGTGTACAGCATGAGTTTCCTCTTGATCACGTACTCCTTCGTCCGCATCCCTTTCACGTCTTCCACTACAACCGTCCAGCTTCCATCAGGCAATTTCTCGTCGTAGACAAAGTCCGCCCAGTAAGCCACCTTTTTCTCGATGACTTTGCCCTTCTTCTTTCCGCCCCTGGGGCCGATTATGTCCGGTTCTCTCTGTTCTGGAATCAGGACGTACGGCACCTGGCGCATGATGTTCTTCACCTTGCCGGCCTTCTTCAGCAGCTGCAGGTCGCACCAGCGCCGGTACTCCTTGACGCTGTCGAAGACCTGGCCGTCGCGCTGCACCTGGCGGTTGTGATATTTATTCCGTCTGTACATCATTTCAACCACATGAACTTCACCCAGAACGGCAGGTCGCTGGTGGCGATTTTATACCGCACAACGATCGCCACGGCCACGAGTAAAGCAGTCACTATGAATATCAAAACTACTTTCTTCACTTCTTTCATGCCTTCTCCTGTTCTGCCGGCACAGCACTCAGGACCTCTTCTATAGGCATCAGCTTGTCCGGTATCTTTTTCCATGCCAGGAGTTTTTTTACACCTTTCATATCGCCGGTTACAATGTTTCTCTCCGCGTCCTCCGGCAGATCAATGAGCAGAGAACGAACGCCTCTCATGGTTGGTTCATAATCAAGCATGCTCACCCGCGCTGCTTTTCTCGGAATACGTTCGATGATTTCATCAATGGCCTTTTCTTCTTCCGCGATGATGTCATCGAATGCTTTGATCAAGATCTCCTCGATAGCAAACGCAGCTTCTTCCGGACACTTGACCTTGTCAAAAGCGTCGTATTCAAGTACAGGAGGCACATGTCCGAACAGGCTATCCGCTCTCTTTCTATCTCTTGTATGTGCCTCAATGGCGGTTTTGTTCTCCATCGCCTTCTGCCACACGACATAATGTCTATGCAGCTCTGCCATTTTATTTCTGTTCATCGTTCATCCTCACTTTCTCTCTTACCATCCCTGCACCGCAGTTCGGGCAGTATTTCGGCTTCCAACTTGCAAGGCGGTATTCGCCATCATCGTATGGATACTCGCCGCAGTGCGAACAGTACGCGGCGCCCGTATCGTCTTCTACCCACATTCCGTACACGTCTTCACGAACATCTGTCTGCCCATCTTCGGCAAGCTCATATGTTTCCGCAAAAATATCAGGTTTACATGGATATTGTTCACCATGAACGCCTGTGATGATATAATCGCCAACGCTGGCATGCATCGTGCCTTCAAGCGTTTCAATGTCCATTCTCTCGGCTGTCTGATAAGCGTAAACCACAACAGGTTTCTTTCGGTATTTCACTCTGTATGACTCCGGCAGTGACATCCATGCAAACACCTCGTTTGCCAATAATTTCTCGTGTTCGTCCCCCAAAGAGGACACCCAGTCTCTGCCGTCAAAAACCGCAATTTTTACCTCACCATATCTTGTTGTTACTAACAAATCTATGGCTTTTTCCGGCAATCGTTCTGACACCGGAATCCATTCACTATATCTTTCCATTAACGTCCTCCTTCCGGAACGGTTCCGGCAGCGGCATCCATGCGACAACATTGCCAAATCGAGGGCGTATCCAATGAGGTTCGCCAATGCCATTCGGGGAGAAGAGGTTTTCGTTTGTGTAATAGCCTATATCATATCCAACCCCATCGTCACACCAGATCAAGCAGATACACTCATCAGGTTTCGTCATATCCAGCTCCGGAAGCCTTTCCTCAACCGAGTACCAGGTATGTGCAAATGCCACCCCTGCCTCAAAGCCTTTGTTGTACTGGTCCCTGTCGTACTGCAGTGCCTTCACCAGTTCATCCCGGTCAACTGTGATACCTACATTCATCACGGCTCGCATAACAGCATCGTCAAGATCGTTGGCAGCCTGAGTGGCCATCGCCCTAATGAGCGCAACCGCAGGGTCCTCTTCGTTTGGCTGCAACTGCTCCAGGTCTATATCGCTCATCGGTAACCGTTCCATGTGTACTGCTTTCCGGTCGTACAGCAACTCCAACGGCGATTTGTAATCCTTGTCATTCATTTTTCTTTCCTCTCTTCCTTCCGGAACGGACACGGCTTAAGTAACCGGTGCAGCGACTGTGTCAGAATCGTGCAGTGGCCAAGGCACCGGAAGTAACACGTCCGGTCCCGGCATGCCGGCAGGCTGCCCAGCGATTCAATAATCTGCTTTATCTGCGCCAGACTGAGCGTGAACCGATACACACTCGGCAGGATGCGCTCCTTTGCATAATCGATACCCAACTTATGACACCTTTTGGTCAGTGTGCTTTTATCGACATGCAGGATGTCGGCCACCTCGCGCACAGTATACTGTCTGTCTTCAAGCACCATTTTTCCCCACCCCCACAAGCATTTGATATATCGGACAGGCGCGGTAGTCGGCATAGCATTGTTCGTGGCGGTAAGCCAGCGCCGTGTCTCGCCGCGCGAAGGCCAGGTGGATGACCGTCTCCGGCACCACGCCGTGACAGTATATCATCTGCGGATGGTGGCTTTTATACATCGGGCATTTGGCCTTATCGCTCTCGTAGTGTCCCACCTTTACACTCCCCCTTTTCCAGTTCGCACAGAAAAGCTATGTTGCATGCCAGGTGCCACAGATGCGGAAGTCCAGACTCCTCGTCGACGCCGTCCGGATCATCGAGGTATGACAGAAAGTGCCGGAACGCGGCGTCCCTGTACCGCTCCTTGCTGACCTTCCGCCAGTTCTCCGGGTCGTCGTACTTCTCGGTGCCGTACTGCCGGATGGCGGCAATAGCCCGGATGATTTCCCGGGGAACCAGCGTCAACGGCAGCTTGCCGGCGTCGGCCTTGGCGCTCTGGTCGTCGGCCTGCGGAATCAGCCAGCCTCCAGGTATATCCTTTGTCAACAGGCAGACACCTCTCTTCTCCGGATCACTCACCGGGCAGTCGGTGCAGTCGTACTTGTCGCATATCGCCACAAGCTCGCTTAGTCTGTAGTCTTTCATGTTCTACCTTCTTCCCTCGTCGTCATCCTCTCCCAAATCCCATGCACATGGCAGCCTATCGCTGATTTCACAGCGTCCAACATCGAACGGGCAGCCGTCGCAGCCATCATCATGTGCCTTGCAGATGGCCTTTGCCTCTGCCAGTGTCATGTCTTTTATGTCCTTCATCTCTTCTCTCCCCCTTTCATCGCTGCAATTTCCCTCATGTCATGGTCATAGAGCGCCCGCTCTATGGCATCGAAGTCATAACTGTGCTGCTGGAAGTTGTGGAAGTCATTTTTCTTCTTCCCGGCGTCGGCCTTCGCCTTCGCCGTCTTCTCCCGCTGCAGCGCCTGCTCCCTGGCTATCTGCAGCCATTTAAGGGCAGTGTGGTCGATGCGCGTCGCGGTGCGCCGCTTATCCGGGGATGCTCTCATAGTCTCCGCCATGATGACCAGCTCCGCCCTTACATCAACCTCCGGAAACGCCTTCTGCAGATCTGCGATTCTCTCCTCCGGGATGCGGTGGAGGGAACCATCGGCCAGGATGACGGTAACCGAGTTGTCTTCTTCTTCTACTTCTTCTTCTACAGAAACAGAATCAGATACAGAATCAGATACAGATAGGGTTGTTTCCGGTTGTTTTCGGTTGTTTTCGGTTGTTTCCGGTTGTTTTCGGTTGTTTTTCCTGGCGTTCTGATTTCCCTTGGGCGCCCCGCCTTTTGATCCATTCTCGGTATTGACATTCACCTGGGCGTTATACTTCGCGTTGTCGGTCTTCAACCGGCGAAAGATAGGTTTCCACGCGACACGCAGCACACGGTCTTTGAAATCCGGTTCAGCGCCGGTCTTCTGGTATTCAACCATTGCGAGGAAAATCTGGCCCATTTCTTCCGCCGTCAAATCCTCAAGGTCCTCTGCGTTTTCGATGTGGAATACAAAACTATCCTTCATTGGTTTCTCCTGTCCTCAACCAGTTCAGCCGGTCGGCTGCCATCCGCGCCTGCTCCAGCGTTTCGTACTGCTTATATATCTCCATGTTACTTCTGCTTATCGGGCGCTGCTTGTCCTTCACCCTGATCAGTACAGGTACTAGCTGATTGGCGTCCCTGTCGTAGTGCATGCCTGGAATCCACGGTCCTACCATTGCTTACTCCTTTTTTCGGCACCCAGCCGGCCCTGGGTGGAATGAAAAATACCGGTAACTTATGAAATAAAAATCTTAACAGTGAGGATATATACAAACCGGGCCGGCGGTTCATATCACTTCTTATCGCTCCTCTTCAGCGGCGGCCGCCGGCGGAAACTCCGAAGGAAGCTGTCGATTCTTCCCTCCTCCATCCGGATGCGGCGTATCTCGCTTTTCTGTCGGATGAAAGCGATGTACTTCTTGCACCATGCGTGGCAGCCGAGCTTGCGGTCCGGGCATCCCTTGCACGGCGCAGTGTCAACCTTAAACGACGCGCTCATTCCAGTCGTCTCTCAGCTCGTCCGCGTCTTCCCAGTAATCAAACATCACGCCGTCCAGCGGGCATTCAAGGTGTCTGCCTTTCGGGATATAGCCGACGCCGTGCGGCGTCATTATCTTTTCTGCATGCATATCGCATCCGCACCAGGGACACGGCAGCAGCCCTTTGTTAAGTTTCTTCTCCATCTTCTTCTACCTCATCTGTACCAAAGCGCAGGCCGTACAACTTGTACACCTCGTCTGCGTAGTGCCGGATATCCAGCATTTCATCCTCGGAAATCTTTATTATCTCAGCGGTGACCGCATCGGAGAACCTGGTGATGTTCAGCCTCCGGTCACCGGTCTTGCCGTTCTTCGTCTGATATGCCCAGCCGAACTTCTCGATAAGCACTCTGACCGATACACATAGCAGACAGGACATGTACTCGTAGAAGTTATCCACCGGATTTTCCGAGGCGAACAGTCGCGCTCTCTCGTTCCACTCATCGTCAATCTGCTTGGAGAGCAGCTTCTCCTGCTCGGCCAGCTCCGCTTCCATCCTCGCTCGCGCCGTGGTCAGAGCATCCTGCACAACCCAGTCACGGTATTCCTCGCGGACAAGCTGGTCATGCTGCCGCAGCTGTTCCTTTGTCATCGTGATCAGCCGGTTGTCCTTCGCGGCCCTCAAGGCCGCTCCGTTCCTGCCCATCTGTATCAGTGGAACGGCAGCTCATCGTCGATGCCGTCCGGGATGCTCATGAAGTCGTCCTCTGCCGGCGTGTACTGGCTCTGAGGCTGTCCGCCCTGGGCCGTCTCCACTGCCTTGCTCTCGACGAATTCCATGTCCTCTACGATAACGTCCGTGGTGTACACCTTCGTGCCGTCCTGCTTCGTATAGCTGCCGGTCTGAATGCGTCCGGTTACCGCAATCTTTTTTCCTTTGTACAGGTAGTTCTGCGCAAACTCGGCGCTCCGGCCAAAGGCCACGCAGGAGATAAAGTCGGCGCTCTGTTCTCCCTCTCTGTTGAACCTTCGGTCCACCGCCAGGGTGAACCGTGCATGCTTCGTGTTTTCCCCGCCTACCTCAGGATTCCGGGTGAGGCGGCCGATAAGAATCACATTGTTCATTTCATCTCCTCTTTCTGTTCCTGTTCTTTCAGCCAGTACTGTGAGTAGAACACTGTCTGGCCGTATCGGTTCTTACTGCTTACCTGCCGGGAGAGGATGGTGTGTCCCCTCCTGCGCAGGTCATATATTCTTGCCCCCAGGCGCATGACGCCCAGGTCCTTGAAAGCTTCAAGCTGGGTGATGCTACCGAAGTCACGCATGTAGGCAAGCACCCTGTCCACCTGTGTTATCATTCCGGCCTCCTTACTTGATGACCAGCGACTCAGACGTTTCCAGGTGCGCCCAGTCGCACTCTCCGTTCTCCTGCAGGTATTTCCTGATGGCGGGGCGGCTGACGGTCTTCTGCACCTTCATGCACTCCTCCGGCACGGCAGACATGTCGTCGATGACCAGAGAGTCCGCAGTTGAGCGAATGTATACGGTGTGCTTCGGGGTCTTGACATTCTTCTGGCCCAGCGCCTTCATCGCCCGGTAGAGGTTGTCCTTCAGTCGGTCTGCATTCCGCTCAAGGGACTTGGCTCTCTTGGTCAGCCGGACCACCTCGGCCATAAGCAGGTCTTCCTGAGAGGACAGCTGCGCGATGATGTAGCAGTATGCATCCATCTTGTCGTGGATGTCTCCCTCGATTGATTCAAGGGTATCCTGGACGACGTCCTCGGAGACGTCCGGGTCCTCCAGCATTGAGAGGACCTCCATGTATTCGCCGGACAGTTCAAACAGATTTGCCATTACGCTACCTCCTTTTGAATGTTAAGGAACTCAAACAGTTTCCGTGCCTGCACCGCGGTCAGCTTGCGCAGATCATCAATCTTATATGCCTGCTGCACGTACTCCACAGTGTATTTATCGTGCCTGCTCATGAGATTGCTCTGCAGGAGTATCAGGTCCTCCTGAGAAATCATTTCCTTCTGTGCCTTCTGCGGCGCCTGGGGCGCCGGTGCCGGCTGCGCAGCCTTCTCGGTCCGCTTTGCTGCAGACCTGCGCGGCGCTACCTCCGGGCTATCCTCCTCAGAATCATGCATCTCTTCCGTGGGTATGCAAAAGGTTTGAAAGCAGGCGTACTTAAATGCCGCGGACAGTGCTTTGTTGACCGACTTGTCACCGCTGTCCATGCCTTCCCCTACAACTACACACTTCACGCTGTCGCCCTCTTCGGAGAAAAAGGTGTATTCCACGGTGGCCGTGGTGTAAATGAGCGTTTTGCCCTTGGCGGACACCCGTTCCTCTCTGGTGATGTCCAGCACGTTAGGCACCACGAAGATTCCGTTTTTTGACATGGCCGGCGAGAGGGCGTTCATGACATCGTCAATCCCGCGGAACCTGTAGTTCTGGTCTTTGTTGAACTTATTCTTACCGATTGCGCCACAGTCCTTCATGCACTGTACGATTCTCTGATAGATGTTCACACTATCACCTCCTCCGGGAACGGAACTTCCAGTTCCGCCCATGCCACGATGTCGTGTCTTTCGATGGATGCATGCGTGGCCATCCATACACTGACTCCTCCGGAGCAGCTGTAGGAATAATGATTGTTCCAACCGTTACACCAGGTGCATTCCACGATGTGACCATAATGTGTCTGGCAGAGGTACCGCTTCTCCGGACCGGGGTCCTCATAGACGAAGTCCGGCAGTTCCGATGGAAGTTCCTCGGCACTGTTGTGCCAGAGGACAAGTTGCATGACCGGCATCGGCTCCCGCGGGCCGATGTTCTCGATAGGTTTCACGTTCTCGATAGTAATCATTGTCATCTCTCCTTGAATGTGTGTGTGATGTAAATGGACACAGGTACGGCTACCCAGATAAGGCAGGCCACCAGGCGTCCGATGTCCAGTGTGCTGTGTGCGTCCAGCAGGTTTGCCGCCGTGGTCATTGCCAGCACGACGCTGCAGATGTATGCGCCTTTGATGCCGGTGAAGACTGCCCTGGCCAGTGATGCCAGTCTCTTTTTCCGGGAGAGCATCTTTCTCACTCTCCTGCTCGGTTTCCGTACTACCTCTTCCTTGGTGACGATGTACGCCCGGAGGACTCCGGACTCAACGTCCTGTGCATTAACCCTAATTAACTTTTTCATTCCCCTTAACCTCTTGTGTGTGTGCTAGAGCTTAATGCTCTGCCTGATTTCTTCCGCCGGGATTCCTGCCCGGCACAGCTTCTGCAGATCCCCGTAAGTGATGAGCCTGGGGTCTGCCAGTTTCCGGCATGCGGTGCTTTGCGATGCACCGATGATCTCGGCCAGCTTGTAGGTGCTTAATCCGTACCCCTTGATAAGCCTGGCGAGCGCATCCGGCTTACTCACCCTTGCCATTTGCCACCTCCCTCTGTGTTACAGAAGTTCTTCGATACTGACCTCCAAAGCATCGGCGACCTTCTTCAGAGTATCGGCATACGGCCGACCTGACTTCCATCCGGAAATCGTTCCGTTGGCAATCCCCGCTTTCTTTTCAATCGCGTAGATAGGTTCGCCTTTGTTGTCAGCAACACGTTTTACCTTTTCGTAAAGGCTAGTTACCTCGTGCATTAGCATCTCCTTTCGTAAAATATAAGGAGCAAGTGGTTGACATCTTTTAGCCTATAGGCTAAAATATAAATTGTTCAGATATTATATACGATGTTCGACCACAGGCTATTTGATGATTTGATTGTATAGCCTACGGTCTAATATGTCAAGCATTCTTTTCGATTGGAGGCTAACTTTTTATGGTCAATAGAATACGGTTATTGTGTAAAGAGCATGGGATATCTCTGGCGGCGTTAGAAAAGGCCCTTGGCTTCGCGAACGGATCAATAGCCAAGTCAGATGAAAAGATACAGTCGATTAGAATCAAAGCTATTGCTGATTTTTTTAACGTGTCAATGGAATACATACTTACAGGCGAAACAAGAAATGGATACTACTTCGACGAGGCAACCGCGGAAACGGCGCAGGAACTGTATGACAACCCTGGCATGCGCATCCTCTTCGATGCTGCGCGGGATTCCAAGCCTGAGGACCTCAAGATGGCCGCAGACCTGCTGAAGCGACTGAAGGAGACCAATCCGAATGGATAATGATAGAGATGACGTTTTCGTCTATTATATTGAACCGCAATACCTGCCGTCCGGAACGCATGAATTCGTAACTCCATGTCTGGACGGTTATTCTGTCTATATTGACGTCTCTCAGGATGACGCACACCGGCTTGCAAGCTATCAGCATGCCCTGCAGCATATCGTAAGCGGAGACTTCGATACGGACGCTGTACGCACCGTACAGGAGATAGAGGCGGACGCACACGGCCTCACGCCGTCAGCGCCGCCGTCACCGGAGATAGATATCTGGGCAAACGCCAAGAAGCTCAAAGGCATCCCGGATGATATCGACGCATGGAAAGAAGCGCAGCTGAAACGGCTGCGCAGTGAGCGAAAGAAGATACAGAGAAAATTAAAGGAAGTCAGGCAACGCGTAAAGGCACTGGAGGAAATAGGACATAATTTTTCCACCGCAGCCGAACGGCGGTGGCTTGACCCAGAGTAGGAGGTAGAAAATGAACACACCAAAACCAAAGAAGCTGCCATCAGGTAAGTGGCACATAGACATGACGCTGGACGGCCAGCGGTATTACATCACCGAAGCGACAAAGAAGGATGCTATCGCCCGGGCGGCGCTCATTAAGGCTGAGTACATGAATGGCGTCCGCAGCACACCGCCCTCCAGGCGCACACTCGCTGAAGCGCAGGAACGGTACATCAACCAGCGCAGGAATGTATTGTCGCCCTCCACTATCCGCGGATACACCACCATCATGAACACTCGCTTCCGAGAGGTACAGACGACACCGCTGTGCGACATCAAACACTGGCAGAGCATCATTAACATCGAGGCGCAGCTGGTATCCGCAAAGACACTGAAAAATGCATGGGGTTTTATCAAAGCTGTGCTTAAGGATAACGGCATCCTGGCGCCCTCTGTGTCGCTTCCGCAGGTGGTGCGGAAAGATTATCAATATCTTGAGCCGGACCAGCTACAGGGCTTCCTCGCAGCGATAAGGGGCCATCAGTATGAGTTCGAATACCTGTGCGGCCTGCACGGCCTGCGCCGGTCAGAAATTCTGGCGCTGACGCGAGAATCATTTCAGCAGGTCCGCAAAAAGGGGTTTAGGGGTACGGTCATCCAGGTGAGAGGTGCCGTCGTCTTTGACGGGGAAAAGATGGTGCGCAAAAAGGAGAATAAGAATTCCATGTCACGACGGGAGGTCCCGGTGTTTATCGACAGGCTGCTGGAGCTGCTGCCCTTCCACACCTTTCAGACGCCCACGCTGTACATGGCCAACAGCACCGGCAAGCAGCTGACTGCACTCTGCCGGAAGGCCGGCCTGCCGGAGATGGGCATGCACTCGCTCCGCCACAGCTTCGCATCGCTTTGTTACTTCCTCGGCATATCCGAGGCTGAGTGTATGCGCCTGGGCGGATGGTCTGATCCGTCCGTGATGAGAAAATTCTATATCCATCTGGCGGAAAGAGAACACTGGACGTCTGTGGAGAAGCTGAAAAATTTCGTGCAGTCACTGCCGGCAGCGCAGGCATCGTGATTTCATCGTGAATTTCATCGTGAATTTCATCGTGAATATCGTGAATTATATTTAACTTACTTGACTCGAATATAACTTATCTAAGTAATTACCGACTCACGATAATTAAGGAAATATAGGGAAAATGAAAAGAACCCCTTTGTTACAAGGGATTCTTTTGAACAGCAGGATACGGGAATCGAACCCTGTAAGAAGGTTTCATTTATGCCTATATTTCCTTGCTTTTTGATAATTCATCGTGAATTTCATCGTGAATTTTTCACCGTCTAATTCCAGAGGCAATTAATAAGGAAGATTCTCTATCAAAGCAACAGGCCAGTACAGCGCTCGCTATCTCTGTACTGGCCCGCTTTTTGAGGTAGGTAAAATGAAAAAATACACACACGTATCTTCAAGGTGGAAGCATGTTAGCACTGCCGCCTCCTCTTGTCAATAGGCATTATCCCACGATGATGTCATGCCACATCTTATCACCGCAGTGACTGTCGTTCTTGCCGTCGGTCCCCAGCTCGACGCCCTGGGACCGTCTGATGGCCTGATAGCTGTTGATGGCAAATACGGTATTGCTGCCGGCATCGCCGTCCTCTTTCAGCTGCCGGCCGTCGCCGCCCTTAATACCTGCCGCGTTCAGCAGTATCTGCAGGCTCTTGACGTGCTTGCCCCGGCTGCCCGGTGCTACTGTCGGAATACCCATGTCTCCGGTTTCTCCTTCCGTCCATTTGATATTGGTCAGCCAAATTTTCTTCACGTTCCCATTGAAGCTGTCGGTCAGCCATCCGGATGTGTCCGTGATGCTGTGCCAGCCGTCACGCGCATAGCTGGCAGGGTCATACACGTACAGCTTTCCGTCACGCGTCATGAACACCGTAATGTAATGCCCGGCGTTGCTCCAGTAGCTGTTCCGGCATTGGCCGCCGGCCCGGGTCTCCAGTCCGCCCATCAGGAAGATCAGCACGTACCCCGCAGCTGCATGGTTGTATGCCGTCTGGAATTGGTCGGAAAACAACTGTCCGTTAAGATATCCGGAGGTCAGCATCTGCCCATCGGCGCCAAAGTGCCGCAGGGTAAGAACGATGCCGGCGTGAGTCGTCCCCTGGTCCGGATCTATCAGGCCCTGGCTTTCCATCCACCGGCCAACTACCAACGGCGAGAGGCCCAGCGCATTGGCCAGTGCCAGAATGCCGCAGCCGCCCTGGGCCATCGTCATGGTCCCCCTGCCTATCATCATGTGCCATGCAGGGTCGAACTGTTTGTTGTTAAGTAATCGTATTATGATCATCGCGCACCCCCTTCGGCGGTGCAAGCAGGTTCCACACGGCTGAGATGCCTGCAGCCAGCGCCGGATAAAGTACCGTCCGCACGGACAGGTCCGTGCTGTAGCCGTTGAGGTAGGCGATTAAAGACGGTACGAAGAAGGCCAGAAAAGCCTGCACAAAGGTCTTCACCGCCCGGACGATTACATCCTTGATATGTTCATTCATCTTAGGTCATCCCCTCCTTTCCTTTCCAGTATTACTATTCGTGTTTCATGACTCTGTATCATCTTGTCCTGGTCATCATTGTGGCGCCACAGCCGGTCATGCTCGATTTCGTTGTCCGAATCCAGCTTTTCGATCTTGCTGGTAAGATTCTCCACTGACATGGTCAACCTGGTCATGGCTGCGGTGCTGTTGGTGGTGGCCTTGATCAACGGTACGCATATCGCCGTAAAAAGCCCCACCAAAACCACAATAACGCCAACTACTCCCCATTCTGTCATTGTTAACGCCTTTCTGTCATCCTTAGGTGTGCTTGTGCATCCTTGCATTACCTTGCGGGTACGGTACCGCCATCATCTCCAGATTCCTGTCCGCCTCCGTTCCACAGCAACCATTCTGTGTGTTCTGCATCAAAGAAATAGACGCTTGATGTGTCCATCTCAATCAGTTTACAGCCATTTGCTATGCCCAGATACGGTTTCTCATCTGTCGACAAGCAAAATATCGGTCTGTCATCATACTTGTAAGGTTTGTTATCTGTAATCATTTATTTCTCCTCTATTTGCTTAATAGCTTTGTTGCATTAAGTGCAGACATTTCCGCTTTGCAGTACTTGCATGTATAACACTTATCGGTAGCATAATCCGGGCATTTCTTGCGGAAAGGCACGATGCTATATCGAAGGTTATAACACTTGTAAGTAACGGTTATGCCGTTAATTATCTTTGTAATCATGATGACACAGTAAGAAGGTCTGTCCACCTCCAAGTTAGCGTTTCTTCATATTGCTGCGGAATCCATCCGCCACCACTGGCATTATTATGCCAGTGCTGCACATTGATGTACTGCAGCTTATGTGTATCATCATTAAAATAGATGCATTTGCAATAAAGATTCGGGTTTAAAACCCTAATCGCGACAGGCAGTAATGTTTTGCCGGCATTTTCTATGACTACTCTAAACGCACAACTGTTGGCGGTTGCCGCAGGTAAAATGTCTTCTCTCAGTGTTTTGCCGGAAATGATGCTAGAAGCACGTTTGTTACTGCTTGATTCTGTAATGGTATATTCATACGTAGTAATGGCAGATCCACCGCCGTTAAAACTATCAGTCCGGACAAACTGCTGCCATGCTTGATTATTATTAGACCAGCCTAACATGTACCGTGTAATCTGATCAGGTGTATTTTTTGTTCCACAGAAAAATGCCACAAAAGCATTTTGACTTGTATAATCGCCTGCCCAATGATAGACCTTGCCCGAATCATCTACGCCTATTACAACTTTTCCTGCAGCTGCAGCAGCTTTCACTTCGTCCCTTGTAGCTGTGCCGGAATACAATTCATACGCTAAACCTGTGTTGGGGTCGGTGCCGCTGCCCGTGTGCGTGAATGAAACAATAAACATATTAGGCGTGATCTCAGTAAGCGATAATCCGCTGTCTTCAAGATTATTATTCGCGCCGATAATCGGAATATTGCCGGATATGCCCCCAGTGACATAGGCTCCGCCGGGATTACCCTGGGCGCCTGTATCACCTTTGTCACCTTTTTCACCTTTATCTCCCTTATCGCCTTTCGGTCCCTGCGGGCCGGTCGGTCCCTGGACGCCTGTGTCACCTTTGTCGCCTTTCGGCCCCTTCGGTCCGGTATCACCCTTATCGCCCTTATCGCCCTTATCGCCTTTTGCGCCAGCCACACCGCGCGGTCCCTGTATGCCCTGGAATCCTTGCGGTCCCTGCGCACCGGTATCGCCCTTGTCGCCCTTCGGCCCCTGCGGTCCGGTTTCGCCTCTCGGTCCGGTTGCGCCGGCAGGGCCGGTAGCACCAGTGTCACCCTTTTCGCCTTTCGGCCCCTGCGGGCCGGTCGGTCCCTGCGGACCTGTCGCACCGTCGGCGCCGTCCTCGCCGTCGATGATCTGTACAGTTTCCACCGCGCCGGTCTTCCGTGTTACCGATACCGTGGTGGTCTTACCGCTCTTGCTTGCGGTGATGTCCAGGTTGCCTACCTGGGTGATAGCTTCAGTCAGCGCCGTGAATTCATTCTGACTTTCAACCACATCATCCTCGAAAAGGATGTCGCCCACCTGCAGGTTGAATTTCGGGGAGGTGATAAGCAGTCCGTCGGAGCCTATCAGCTGCAGCTCGCAGGTCACATATCCTGCCACCGCTGCGGTCTGCGCGGTGATGGTGTAGATGATGGTGTTGTTTTCGATTGTTGCATGATTGTACAGCACCGTGTCGTCCGGCTTCACCGCCCTGAGGATAGCCGTGCAGCCGTCTGCGATGCTGTAGCTGATCCCGTTTTCCGTCAGCGATATAAGGACGCGCCGGCCGGTGTCGTTCCGCTTAATGGCCAGGGTATCCTGTATCACGCTGTCGTGGATATCCAGCTGTATGATAAAGTCACTTACATTAAATCCCATACTGTTTCCTCCTCATCATCTGTATAGCATGATTCCGGGGTGGTTTCCACCACCCCAAAACCACGCTTTACATCAGTCTTCCAGCCACTTGTCGATGTCTTTGGACCTGCGGCTGCGATCCTTGCCAAGTTGCTCGTAAGCATTCAGTAAATACCCTTTAAGGCTCGCCCTTTCGGAGGCACTCATGCTTCTATAGATAGGCTTGAAATAGCTTGTTATCTTGTTGGCAAGGCCGTCAGCTTTGTTGCCGTTATCCAGGTAGGTTTGGATTACAGACTTAAGATTCTTTCCTGTCGATACTGCCGTATAAAAATCATCGTACTTATCGTAGCCATCGTCGCTGCCGTTATCCCACGTATACAGGTACTTCTCAGCGGCAAACTTATCTTTTTCGGCGTACTCCTGCAGCTGTCGCAATGCTTCCCCGGCAGATATTTCACCATCTGTATATTTACCCTTTACGATATCAACAATGTTTGTAGTCCATTTGCTGTCCGGATGCTCTTCCGTAAATCGCTGGATGTTCTCGTTGGCTGTCGCCGTGTCGCCGGCTTCCAGAGCATTGTATATACGGTAACCGAGCTGCTTGGCCTTGACGTCATACCCGGCTTCGAAGCTGCCCAGTTCGCCCTTGATGGCGTCCATGATGTGCAGCCGCGCGCCATTGATGATGGTGTACGCATTCTTCGCCGGCACACCGAAGTAGCCTGCGATGTCCGTAAAGGCATTGACCGCGCTGTCCATGCCCGGATTTGAGACCATATTGGCCAGGGCATCCATCGTGGTGTTCAGTTTGTCCACCACAGAGTCGCTGAAGACATCATACCGGGACGCGCCGCTGATCCTCTCGGCAGCGGATATCGCATAGCTTCCGATAACCGGAAGGATTGCGCTGGCATAGTTCTTACCGAACATGTCGATGAATTCTGCAAGGATGCCTTCCTTCGTTACTTCGCCGGTCTCCTTGTCCCGGTAGGGATTCATCTTGTGCAGCAGCATGTTGGCCAGCACAGTCATGGCCGTGAAGGTCAGGTGGGATGCAGCCTGGGACAGCACTGCGCTCCGTAACTTCCGGGCCGACTCTAAGGTCTTTTCACCCTTCAGTCCGTACTTACGCTTGTTGTACTTGTACTCCATCACCGCATCACGCAGGATACCGCTGTTCTGTATCGGCTGTGTCTGGAACATAATGATGGTGGACAGCGCCTTCTGCTTCGTGATTTCGGCACGGTGCAGCGGGTCGTACATCGGCTGTGTCTCCTCGATGACCCGGTCGTACAGTTCCGTCACCGCGTTCCAGTACTCGTCACTGCCCTTCTCCAGGTTCTTGTTCTTGGACTCTACCTCGGCCTTTGTGGCTTCCCACAGCGCTGCTGTCGTGGCCACGTCCATCGCCTGTATCCAGTTCATGGGTGACAGCTTGCCCATCTTATCTGACAGCTTCCTCACCCAGCCGGTGGACTGATTGAAGTCGCCCAGCTCCTGTGTGGACATACCCTGTCTTCTGTTCCAGTGCTGCGCGGTGTGCTGGTCAATCTCTGCCCAGACATTTGCCGCTTTCAGCGTGGTGTATTTCGCAAGGCCTTTAACGAGTGACCCTGCGGACAGGATGCTGCCGGCCGTCGGGTAGGACGCAGCCTGCTTCATCCAGACGGAGATGTTGCTGGCCAGGGTACTGGT